AAATCCTTGTTTTGAAAGTGACGATTTGCCATATTCAACGCATTGATTGTCATTTCCATGTACTTTGACATAGTCTCTTCCGACACTTTTACAGGTGCTATTTGCATGTACGGATCAACGACAAGAAACCTGAACTCAACGGGATAATCCACTCCGTATGTAGTTTGTTTGACATTGTCCACGATCATCTTGTAGATGGCCGCTTGCATCCAGTATTTGTAATACTCCACGGTCTCACCGAATAGTGCGAGTGGTTTGGACGTCTTTTTAAGGTCATTGACGCGTATTACTTTCTGATCATGGTCTACTACCAGATTATCAATAATACCGCGTATTCCGAATTCATAATCCGAAAACATGACCAGTTCTGTTTCATTGTGTACACTCATGGAAACAGGATTGTTCATCCCCATGAGTTTACGCATGGTTACGTTGTTGCTAAATGTCTCACGCACCCTTTCGGCGAATGTGACCATGTCCTTTTCCACTACCGTACGACCTTTCCTCTTCAATAGAAAATCAAGGTACTCCATGTTCTTCTCCGTAAGCATACGATCCAAACGCTGCTGGTCAGTCTTAAGAGTCTGATGCAGGTTCTCGTCCTTGAGTATGTCAAGGAGTGTATTCTGTACGTTTGTAAGATATGGAAGCATTGTCTCCCTGACATCTTCTATCTGTGGATAGGTTTCGGTGATATGCGCATGAACACGTTCTATCACACGCTTTGGATTGTCACTTGGAAAACTGTTGGGTAATACGACGAACTCGTCTTCGAACTTTTCAGGATTCAAAAGCAGACAATGGATGAGTTTACCCTCAGCCATCGCCTTGTCGGTTTGATCCTCTCGTTGTTTGAGAATATAGTGCTGATAGAAAGCACCAGGACTATACAAGAGTCGGTTCAATCCTGAGTAGGACATTAGGAACCCTTGTGCGAAGAACTCGTCTTCTAGTTTTAACCTGTCTACGAGGTCAATTTCATAAATGTTTAGAAATGGTTTCATCTGGATTTGGTTTATCGATCTCCGTACAAAAAGAGTCGAGGATTGCAATATACACGCCAGGATTCTCCTTGTCATAACTCCAAGGATTCCCGTCTATGTAAAGTGGTACGGGGAGTATCTCTTCCACGTTATCATCGTCAATCCATCCAGCTTTTGACATTTCATCCTGAATCGTTTGTGCAGGATTGATAAAATCCCACTTGTGACGACTCGCTCTGACGAAATGCATTCCTATGATTATAGGTTTGGTCATTTCAGCAATAACCGATTGAAATTCGGGTTTATGCTTTGACCAATATGCTGCAGATGATTTGCGATACTTCTGTGTCGCTTTGCTTGCGATAAAAAGACCACTCCTTGTCATCACCCTGCTGTTCTTGCTTGAAGGGACGGCTCCTGGTATGAAGAACAATTTGGGTGTTGACATTACATTAATGATGTTATAATTGATTTCACCTTCGATGCGCCGTGATCCCTTACGGAATCGCTCAGATCCTTACTCAGTTCAAGATGTATGTACGGAATACCATAACGTTCCTTGTACTGGGTCATCATGCGGACACCTGTGAAATCGTTGTCAAATATAACATACTTATTCGGATATTCATTGACCCATTCGATTATGGATTCAATGTTTGCATTTTCACTGCTGGGTGCAATGAAATCTGCATCAATTCCAAGGGAATCCATGGACATCACGTCCTTCAGGGAGCTGCAGATGAACAGCGTTGACTTACCAGTTACCTGATCCCATCCCTGTACGTGGTTCATGAATGTCATGAATTTCCTCTCAGTATTCATAGGTTCGTATGTCCTGTAGACTTTATCCCTGGTGCAGTATGCATACACCTTACCGCTGGAACAGTTGCGTGTGCATTCCTCCATTCCACGGTTCATAGTGTATGACCCCAACGGGATTACATTGTATTTGTTCAACAGGTCACTACCTATGTTGTACGGACTCCAATAGTCCGCATCGGCTTTGTTCCAGTTCCTTCTGACTGTTTCTTTTATGCGCCATTTCTCCTGCACTACGATAGGTGGTTGATAATCCTCACCTGTCTTTTCAAGATATTCCTTGTAATCGGATATTATCTTGTCAAGTGCGCCACTGAAATCAAGTCCGTAAATAAGTTTGACAAGAGTGATTCCATCCCCAGCAACGCCAGTGCTGAAACACTTGAAGGCATAGTCGTTGTAATTTCGGTTAAGGTACACGAAAAAACTTGGATTCTTATCCAAAGGATTGAATATGCTGTTGATTTTGACATCTTGTCCGCTTAGTTTACAAGGTAGGTTGAGATAATGTTCGAATATCCATTTACTAGGGACATCCTTCTTTGTGAATACCGCTTTTCTACTTGAGAACATATGATACAAATTAGTGAAAGGGGGATATAAAAGCATCCCCCTTATCACGTGGCAACAACAGTTTATCAGTCAAGGTCCAAATCGCTACCTGCATCCCTTCCTGCGAAGGAATCAACGGTTTCGGACTTCTTTTTCTTGATGTGTTGAGACTCATCAAATTTGATCAAACGTTTCGGTTCAACACCTACACGCACTAACTCATAAGCTTGCAAACCTTTCTCAGGTTTAGGAAGGAATAAACGGTGTTGGATATATCCGTTCTTGTTTTCATACTCGGAACCTGCAATGCAGAAATTAATCCAGCGGTCTTTACTTACGATGAATGCTTTTGCATTATCTACATACTCCTGTATGGTGGAACCTTGAATGTCTTTCTCTTTTAGGATATCAGCAACTCCGATTTCCTTGGCAAAGTTCCATAACCAACGGAAAATCATGTCTTCCTTGGTGGTCAAACGACCTTCTTTGTTGGTATAATCGCTGTAAGAATATTGCTGTGATTGAACACGAGCTACCTGACCAGCATGATTACCTAGTTCAGGCATGTCCTTGTTGATTGGTAAACCTTCAAAATCATCACCTAGTGGTTCTGTTTCCAAATGAAGAATCAGGTTGTATGCGGAGGAATCATAAGGTGGAACCTCCAATTTAATGTCAAGGATTCTTGCAACGACGTTGCTTGGTTGAATTACTTTGGGAGTACCTGGTGTACCACCCATCTTTTTGTCTGCTTCTTTGCTGCTAAACATGTCAATTAATTTTAATTAGTTAGTCAATGTAAATTTTATCCCAATGTGTAATTATTCCCGCATCCGTTGATTCGGATACGACAATTTCTTGATTCCTTAAATGTTGCGGTCTGGCACCACACGATATCTCATCATTCGTTTTGAATGAGAGAATATTGCTGTCACCTTTACGGTAAAGGTAACCAATGGCATCGGAATTACTAGCGGTTATACGCTTTATTTTTCCTGTAAGATCGAGATCAAGACTATTGAACTCGTTACCAGCTTTTTCCAAAATGGTATCCTTTACGTGACCCATTAGAATGATTCTAGGAGCCAGACCTCTTACGAAATCCAAGACTTTGGTATAAGCTGTACGTAACCATTGGTATCCTGCACCTTGAGGCATATTGATGATTGTTCCGTATTTAGGTTTACCTTCCGTAAACCAGTTCTTACCTACGCTTGATTTGGAATACAAATCCTCAGCGTAAGCAATACAGAACTCCTCCAATGCGGTTACGGTATCGATTGCAATGTACTTATAAGGATGGTTAGCTTCCTTGATGGCTTTACCGATAGCCTTGAGTTCTTCTACACTCTTGACTTTCAGTTTCATTGCTTCTATGTAATCGGTACCATTCTCAAAATCAAGAATGAGGCAGTCCTTCAAACCTGACAACAGCGTTGTCTTACCCACTTTGGGTTTACTGAAGATTATCAATTCCTTAGGTGATTTTGTCAACGCTTTGACAGGTGACAAAGGCAGTTCAATCTTGATTTCTGACATTGTTTTTAGAGATTATACGGTTTAACCATTGTTTACCACTGACAGGTTTATTCTGGATTATAGCATAAAAGTCACGAATGGTCAATGAACTGATGTTCTGGTCAGTATCATCTTCAATCGTTTCCTCTACTGTATCCTCGATAGATTGCAAAGGTCTGAGTTTTATCATATCCTCCAAAGGAAATTCCCACGATTCGTCACTCGCAGTACCTGACGGTGCTTTGGTGTAACGTCCAGAGGAAACCTTCTGTGCAACCTTTTCCTTGTCAATCATGAAGTACTGGGGACTGTCTACAATCTCTCCATGCTCATTGGAAAATAATTTGTACTGGTTCTTATAGACAATGTAAATAAGGTTCTTGGAGAACTCATGACCGAACAGTAATACGTGGTCAGGATTACCCCTATGTGTCTTAGGAGTGATCTGAGCGATTACAGCTTCGACGCCGTAGTTTTCTTTCAAATCCTTGATTGCATAATCTTCTACAAGATCTTTTGCTTGTTGCCAAGCTGATTTCTGAACTTTTGTTTTAGCCATTTTTTAGAATATTTGGTGAATTTTGCTTTTTGCAAAGTCAGCTCTGAACATAGTCAAACCAGGGTCACCAGTACGAACCTTGAGGAAATGTACCGCAAGGGTGTTGATGTCCACTGGTATCTTATGAGGACCGTAGTCCGTGATACCGTACTTTGCAGGTCTGTTAATACCAATAAGAATATCAGTGAATTGCAGCAATGCGTCCGCTCCGAAGATATCGCTATCCTTAACGAAGTTACCTATGCTTGCATTTTTGATGCGGTCAACTGTTTCGATATCACGATTAAGCTGACTCAATACGATGAAACAGACAGGTAATTGTCTTCTGGTTTCAGCAAGCATGTTCCCTAAGTTGTATAAGGATTCTATCCTGTCCTTCTCACTGGCGCTTTTCTTTATCAAAAGACTGTGATCCAATGTGATAAGTACAGGTTTCTTAACTGAATTGCAAAACGATTCTATCTTGTTCCTCATTCCTTCGACATCCAGAGGTCTTTCGTATGTGTATATCTCTCTATGTCTATTTTCATTACAATATTTTATAGCTGAGTCAATGTCTTCGGTAGATGCTATTCCACCAACGCTAGATAATCGTCTTACGTTGATTCCAGTACTACCGCTTATTTCACGCAATGCTATGCTTCTTGCAAGCATCTCGAACTGAAAGTCCAATACGCAAAAGTTCTGTTCAGGATTCAACCTGAATGCTTCCCTGCTGATCATACTACCTATAAGTGTCTTACCACTACCAGGTCGTCCAGCAATAACCGTAAGACTGTTCCATTCCAGACCGTCCATTGATACCTCATTGAACTTCTGCCACGGGGTCTTGATGCTTTTAATATCTCCGCTTTTACGTTTTTGTATGTATCCGACCGCTTGGTCGTATGCTTCTGAAATATGAATGAAGCCTTGTTCTTTCAGTGATTTTGACATTGTACGAATCTAATTAATAAATTTAAACTTTCAAAATTTACCACAATATTTTTTCTTTCTTTAACTCAACTAATTGGCTATTTATTTTGTTAAAGACATCATTACAATCCCATTCATGAGCGCGCAAATACGCAGCGTATGCTGGATGTGTAGTGGTAAAGACTTTGTGGTGTTCTCCAATAATACCTTCAAATGACTGTGCTTGTTTACCCATCAATACCCATACAAGTCCTGACTGTTTAAAATTCAACATGTCAATGGCATACTCCAAGAATGGTTTCCATATGTCAGTGTGTTTATTGGTTTTGGTGACCTCTGTAGTCAACGCGCCATTAAGCATCAGTACACCTTGTTTGGACCATCTGGATAGGTCACAGCGGTCGGTATCATCCACAACTGCTTTATCCTCAAAAGGAACGGTAGTTTCAATGCTATTGAGGATATACCGTAGACTAGCTTCAGGTTTACCTGTGTTACCGCAGCTGAAAGCTATACCGTCAGCAACTGTAGGTTGTGGATACGGATCCTGTCCAATCATCACGACCTTTACTTTATCCAAAGGACACATTTCAAATGCTCTGAAAAGTTGTTTCAAAGCAGGCGTGAATCTTCTACCTGATTCGACTTCTTGCATCAAAAATCCTATTATACTGTGGAAATCTTCCGATTTAAGAAATCCTCTCAGAAACTCAGCCCACCCACTGGGAGTAAGCTTTTCAATTAATTTTTCGCGGATTTGGTCCGCTGATAACTTTTCTTTAATTTCGCTCATATAAATTTTTAAAATTTAAACTAATGGCTAATACACTCATTAAAGTTTACAAACAAGGTGCTACTGTAAATGTAACCTTTACACAGAAAGAAATTGTTGAACTTCAGAAAATCCTTCTCAAACATGTGACCAATACCATAACTTTGGATACCGAATCCTGGGAAGCATTGTCTACACTGTGTGAATCAATCGACCGTATGGCAGATGAACAGGATCAATTTGAATCAAAAGAAGTCAATTTCTAATGGAACAAAATACTGAACCCAAGACAATAGAAATCCTTAAAGAAGACGCTGTAATCGTATTAAAGTACAACCGTACGTTTTACCAACGATTGGTAATGGTCTTCACAAGTATGATTGCCGACAAGACCCCTGAGGATATTGATATGGCAAACAAGCAAATACTTGAAAAGAACATTACCGAACCGTGGATTGCAAACTATGAAACCATGTTGTATTTGATACAGAATGCAGAGAACTACGCCAAGGACAACAAACTGACCACTATGATCTCATTGGAAGAGATGCAGCGGCAAATGAGTGAAGCTTTACCTGAACTTCCTAAACAAGATCAATAAAGGATACATCCTACTTCCTCACCTATGAGGATACATGCTTCTATTGCCATAGACAGCTGTTCTTTGCTACAACTTGCGAAACTTTTAACATACTCTATGGATTTACCCTCAGAGTCTTTTGCTTTTACTGTAAGACCTGCTTTTCTTTTAACTTCAAGCTTTACGTCTTCAAATTCATTACCTGTACAAGATGCCAGTTCGCGTATAAGTGCGTGAGCTTTAGCTAGTTGTACTAAGCTGTGATCATCTCTCACTGCTTCATACATCACACTTATCCTGTTTCCAGGTTTAAGCAAGGTCATCATCTGTTTGTACTTTGCTGCTTCTTTTTTGTTGTGAGGTATAATCTCACCCTTTTCATCGACAATGCATTCAATTATGGTGTACATCTCTGTAAGTTATTTTCTTATCGTCAAAGTCAAGTAAGGCTTTCTTTACCCAGTATTCATCAATACTGTCCTTGTACATCAGGATATGTACGTTTGCGGTCTCGGTAGGATTCAATCGCAGTACACGTCCCAGACGTTGAGCGGACTTGCGTTCATTACCATAAGCGTGCAGGATAATCGCATTCTTAAGGTCTGGTATATTGACACCTTCATTAAGCTGTAATACGCAAGATAGCTTGTCTATTACGCCGTCCTTGAACATCTTGAGGTTTTCCTCGCTGTCTGGATTCTGACTGTGGTAGCTGTGACTGCACATCCTTTCAGCTTGTTCCTGCGTGTTGCAGAAAACAATACACTTACCTTGGATATCCTTCATCAGTTTGGCGGCGTAACGTTCCTTACTTTGGTAAGTCATCATGTTACGCATCCTGGCTATACGGAAGTACTGGTCGCTTTTAGGATCCTGTGCATTCTCTACACGGCTACACCAATACTTATAATTTTCGTATTCGCTTGTATTCCAGGTTTTCGCAGCTGTTTTTACAGTGTGTCGAGGTAACCTATCCAGATTTACAGGATGTACAACAATCCTATAGTCGTTAAGTATCTTATCGTCAATAGCGTCATCAGTGATGTAAGAGTAAACGATAGGACAAAAACGTTCCACCATTTCACCTTTCTCGCTTCTTCTATGTCGGGGTGGGGTACCAGTAAGACCGACAATTCTCCCGTCAAACATACTAAGCCACACCAGATGAGAGTGTAGAAGACTATGGCATTCGTCAAGATATATAACATCATAGGACAATGACTGCTTGGTCAAAGATAAATAAGTTGTGACTACGACCCTGTCTTTAAGGTGGGATAATCCAAATTTGAACATGTCATCAAACCAGCTACCAAATATTGTTTTCTTGGGAGCTACTACTAGAAATTTAGCATCAGGGTTAACCTCTCTGAGGTACCAGTCCATGTGCATCAGTCCGACATATGTCTTACCGACACCCATGCTGAGTGCAAGACCACAATGCTTTTTGTCTTTTGTTATTTCGAGCGCCTCTTGTTGGACGCTCATCCGTTTTGATACTTTTACTTCTTCTGTCATTTTAATATTATCAGAATTCTCCAATATACTCTAGACTGCGTGTGCTGATCACTTCAGTCCTATACATGTTACACCCACAGCAGGGCCATTTACCTATTACCTTACCGTCGGTAACAGTGATCTTTGTTACATATGGCTGATACTTGTAGGATTCTACAATGTCACTCTGTTTAAAGTGAGCAGTATCTTTCTTGACCATATAGACCTTCTTAGTCTTTTCCATACGTTTCGTTGTAGTATTGTTCAAATGATTTACCACCTTCTTCTGTGCAATTAATACCTCCTTGCCAAAATTCAACGGACTGCTCCTTCTCCATCTGCTTGGCTTGGTCAGCAATAGCTATTGGAACAGATACAGAGAGTACTTTATCAGAATAGACTATTGTTATTTTTTGCGATTCTATCGCTTCAATCAGCCATTCAACTGCAGTTTGTTTCTTTTCCATTTTCTTCTTTTTTATACTTTAAAGCCACAGAATAAACTTTATCTTCATCTTTATACCAACCT